TAGTAAGTCATGCCTATCTGGCGGGACTTGAGGATATTGCGGGTGCGCGGCATAGCCGGGTCATTCTTGACGTCCCGTACATACAGCTGATGGGGGAACAAGGATGCCAGCCATCCCTCAAAATCGGAGGGTGTCAGGTCATTTACCCAGTTCTTGGCCTTCTTGCCGCCGCCCTTCTTCGGCTTGCCCTCCCCACGGCTGCGGCTTCCCTCGCTCGGCGCGTCCCGGGGTTCACTGGCTTGGCGTGCTTTGAGCGCCTGCTCTCGCTCTGCCAGCTTAACGGCTTGCTCTTTGAGGGTGACATGGTGGCTGATCAGCCTGTCCATTTCCGCCAGGTCGGCATGGTTCTTTTTTTTCTTGCCTGCCAACGCCTGATAACGGCGGGTGATCGCATCTTCGAGCGCTTCATCACTGAGCAACTCAGTCCAGCCGTATTTCTCGGCCCACAGGTACACCACGCGCACACTGCCGAGCCCCAGCTCCTCCTTGATCTCGCTCGCGCTCCAGTGGCGCAAGTAAAGTCGCCGGGCAGTGTGTCGTACCTCTTCTGTATAGGCCATTGAGGCTCCCCAGTCTTACATCTGGGGCCATGATACTGAGCCACCCCCGCCCATTGCGGTGCCTTCATTCGGATGAATTCGGATACCCCCCGCTATCCGAAATCCCCCGAACGCCTGTGAGTGCTCCCCTACTTTCTTCCCGATAACCTGACGCCAATTCGACGCTACAGGGGGCCGCTGTGCCAACACCAACAGACTCATCATTGCGCACCGGCTGGGTGGCCATCGCCACAGAAGGTCAGTCCGTTGATGGCCGTGATATTTCGGCCAAGTGGATAACCGACATGGCCGAGACCTACGATCCCGAGTTCTATTGCGCCCAGCTATGGCCAGATCACTCCAAGTGGGGTGACAACATGGGCTATGTGCAGGCCCTCAAAGCCGACAAGGTAGATGGCAAGCAAACCCTGTTCGCCATCCTCTGCCCGACCCGTGACCTCATCTATCAAAACCAGCGTGGCCAATACAAATTCTGCTCCATTGAACCGCTGGATAACTTCACCGGTCAGGGTAAAACCTACCTGTTTGGCGTAGGGGTCACGGACATTCCCGCCAGTACCGGCACCACCAAGCTCAAGTTTTCCGCCAAGCACCCCTCCCCAGTGGTCGCGCAAAGCCAGGCGCTGGATCTGTCTGCATTCTCACTCCCCGCCGACATGCCCGAGACCGCCGATCGCGTCGGGCTTTTGCACCAGATATTTCACTTCCTGGGCGGCCACGTCACCCCCACCAGACCAGCCCCCACTGGCAGCCCCCAACCCGAGGACAGTACCGACATGAACGAAGCCCAGATGACCACGCTTGCGGGGATGTTTACCGCCCTTGGCAGCCAGATTGAAACCTTTGGTGCCAAGGTCGATGCCCTGAATGCTGACAACAAAACGGTTGCAGCCGATCCCGCACCGGCCCCCGTTGTCGATCCCGCGCCAGCGACGGTTGAACAATTCTCGGCCTTCGAACAGACCCTCAAGGGATTGGGTGATCAGCTGGCAACCCTGAACGACAAGATCGAAAAATTCTCGGTCGAAGCCCCGAACCAGCGCCCCGATGCGCTGGGCGGCAGTGACACCCAACCGACCGTTTGCTGAGGAGCGCCCCGTGAGTCAATCCAAAACCCCGCAGGCTGAAAAGTGCCTGAACCATTACAACGCACTGCTCGCCCAAGCATTTGGTGTATCGGAAACCGCACTGGCCAAGCAGTTCTCGGTTAGTGAGCCCATGGAGATGGTGCTGCGCAGTGCCATCCTCGAATCCACCAGTTTCTTGGGGCTTATCACCTGCCTGGACGTGGATCAGCTGACCGGCCAAGTGGTGCAAGTCGGTGCCAGTGCCCTGCACACCGGCCGCAAAATGGATGGTCGTTTCCGCCGCAAGCTGGGAGTCGATGGCAACAAATTCAGCCTGACCGAGACCGATTCCTGTGTCCGCCTGGACTGGAGCACTTTGTGCACCTGGGCGAACGCTGGCAACCCGGGCCAGTTCGTGCAACTGGTATCGGAGTTCACCAATCAGGCCTTTGCGCTCGACATGCTGCGCGTCGGCTTTAACGGCACCCACATTGCTGATGACTCCGATCCGGTCAAATACCCGCTGGGGGAAGACGTCAACAAAGGCTGGCAGCAGCTGGCGCGTGAATGGAACGGCGGCAGTCAGGTGGTCAAGGCACCTGTCGGTGACAAACTCTATTTCGACCCGGACGGCGCGGGGGATTTCAAGACCCTGGATGAAATGGCCTCTGATCTTATCAACGCCACCATCAATCCCCTCTATCGCACCGACCCCCGCCTGGTGGTGTTGGTCGGTACCGATTTGGTAGCAGCGGCCCAGGCCAAGCTCTACAGCGAAGCCACCAAACCCACCGAGCAGATTGCCGCCCAGCAGTTGGCCAAGTCCATCGCCGGTCGCCCCGCCTACATTCCGCCTTACTTCCCGGCAAACGGGATGTGGGTTACCACCCTGGCCAACTTGCACCTCTACACCCAGCGCAACACCCGCAAGCGCAAGGCCGCCGACAACGACGACACCAAGGGCTTTGAGAACCAGTACTGGCGCCAGGAAGGCTACGCCATCGGCGACTATGAAGCCTTTGGCAGCCTGGAAGAGGCCGATGTGGTGATTGGTGCGCGTCCCGTTGAACCGGATGCACCGCTGTCCGAGCCAGCACCGGAGGTATAACCATGGCCCTCTCTCCTGGGATGCGTCACAAGCAGCAGGTCTTGGCCACACAGGGGGTGGCGAAAGCCGCCACCACTGGACACGCCACCGGCCTTGTGGCCAACAGCTTGCACCTGCAGCTGATTGCCCTGGAGCAGGACATGAAGCGCCTCAAAGCCCTGGCTCGGATGAGTGACAAAGTGGCGATGAAACGGGATGAACTGTTCCCCAAATATCGCCCCTACGTGGACAAGTACTTGGCACTGGCGGCACTTGGCACTGTGTATCAGAACGAGCTGTTCCAGCGCCTGATCATCTGGGCGTTTGATATCGGCGATCTGGACACCGCCATTACCTGGGCTGAGCTTGCCATTGCGCAGAGCCAGCGCACCCCGGGCAACATCAAACGCGACTGGGCGCATTTTACCGCCGACACCGTGCTGTGCTGGGCCGAAGAGCAAGCCGCGCTGGGCCATGGGGTTGAACCCTGGTTCTCCCGAGTCTTTGACAAGGTACGTGGCACCTGGCGCTTGAACGAGCAAGCCACGGCCAAGTGGTACAAGCTCGCCGGTTGCCTGTTGCTGCGGGATAAGGACGGGGTTGCCCGCCCCAGCGCCTTGGCCGATAGCGCCACTCTGGAGCAAGCCGACGGCTGGCTGGCACTGGCTGAGAAGACCCACAGCAAAATTGGGGTTGGCACCCTGCGCCACAAAATCGCCATGCGCCTGCGGGCACTCAATCCGGAATAACCACCGGCAAAACGACTCCCACGCCACCGCGCCCCGGCGGGGATGAGCCAGCAGCCTAACCGCTCGCCGTGTGCTCAATCCCGTGGCCCCAGGGGCGCCCCATTTGAAAAAGGGTTGCACATGATTTCAGGCAAAAGCATCCAGTACAGCGAGCAGACCATCACCAATGACGGCTTTTGGCCCGATGTGGTATGTGGCGACTTCGAGCGTCGGCGCGCCCTGCCTGCCGACATGGATGCAGATGCCATCAGTGCGGCCTTGCTGGCAGCTGTCTCAGAAATAAACCTGCAGTTGGCCAAACACCAGGTCAGCTTGTTGGCCAACGGTTACACCCGGGCGCAAGAGGTGCCCGGCCCCCGGCTCCAAGGCGGCAATAACGCCCTGACGGAAACCTATCTGGCCGCCGTCTTCGCTCGGGCCAAAGCCATGCTGCTGCCCGAGTTTGCCACCGTCACCGAGCGCGATGCCCGTAAAGACCTGGCCGAACGCGCCCCCGACCTGCGCGAACAGTTGCTCAGTGAAAGCCAGCAACTGGTGCGCAGCATCAAGGGCAAGCACCGCGTCGGCGTCTCGATGATATGAGCGAGACCAGCGACGCCCTGCACGCCCAGGGGTATTTCCTGTCAGGTCTGCACAGCGAACTGGTGCGCGTACTGCCCCCACGCTGTGCCCGCAACCTCGATAGCTGGATGGAGGGGGGCACCCTTCGCCTGGAGCCCAAAGACATGGGCATCACCGGCATGGACTTGGCCTGGCTGAACTACACCGCCGTGTTCTCCCTGGAATCCTTGCCCTTTCGCGAATGCCGAACCGAGACCTTGCTGGCCGTGGCCGCCAGCTGGATACAAGAGCACGACAGTTACCGCGAGCGCTTCGAGCTGCCCGAGCCCACTTATACCGTGGTGCCCAACGATGAGCACAGCGCAGATATCGAGTTGGAGGTGCAGTTTTCTGAGCCGCTGCGCATCACCCAAGACCCTGATGGGCCAGTGCGTTGGCTCGGCAAGACCTGGACGGTCGCCCCCTTTGAACTCTGGGTGGCCGAACACATCAGCCTCACGGTGGCTAATAGCACCCATAGCGTTCACCCATCACTCAAAGCCTAAGGAGTCCGCGCCATGTGGCCTTATGTACAGATCAACAACTTGAATCAGCTGCAGGGGCCGGTCAGCGAGGTTGAGCGCCACCTGCTGTTCATCGGTAGCGCCGCCAGCAACACCGGCCAGCTGCTTTCCGTCAATGCCCAGTCCGACTTTGACCAGTTATTGGGTCAAGGTGATAGCGAACTGAAAACCAACCTGCTGGCCGCCCGGGACAACGCCGGTCAGAACTGGAGCGCCGCCGCCTTTGTCTTGCCGACCGACATGGACTGGATAGAGGCAGCCCGCGCTGCCCAGCAGACCCAATCCTTTGAGGGGATGGTGGTGCTGGGTCAGATCGTGAATGGCGACCTCATCACCGCCGCCCAGGCGCTCAATCAGGAGCTGATCGCCAAGTGGGGACGCTGGCAGTTCATCCTGCTCGGGGTACCCGGCATCAATAAAGACCCGGACGAAGGGGAAAGCTGGAGCGAATACGAAGCGCGGCTGGCCACCTTGCAAGATGGCATCAAAGCCGACGCGATCGCGCTGGTGCCCATGCTCTGGCCAACCCTCCTGGGTGTCTATGCCGGACGGCTGTGCAACCGGGCGGTGAGCATTGCGGATTCCCCTTGCCGGGTCAAAACCGGTGCCCTGGTGGGTGTGGGCAGCAAGCCACTGGACAAGGAGGGTACCGAGCTGCCGCTGGCCACCCTGCAGACCCTGGAAGCGAACCGTTACTCGGTGCCGATGTGGTACCCGGATTACGACGGTTTCTATTGGGCCGATGGGCGCCAGCTCGATGCCGAGGGGGGCGACTACCAGGTGATCGAAAACCTGCGGGTGGCCTACAAGGTGGCGCGCCGGATGCGCATTCGCGCCATTGCCCGCATCGGGGATCGCTCCTTCAACTCAAGCCCCGGCAGCACCGCCGCCGCCATCACCTACTTTGGCAAAGACCTGCGCGAGATGGCCCGCGCCACCACCATCAACGGTCAGCTGTTCCCGGGCGACATCGCCTCTCCCAAAGAGGGCGATATCACCATCGCATGGACTGCCAAAAACTTGGTGTCCGTGTTCGTGGTGGTGCGCACCGTGGACTGTCCCAAAGGCATCACCGTCAACATCATGCTCGATTTGAGCCTCAACGAGGAGGGCTAACCCATGACAAAACGCTTTTCCGGTATCAACTTCGACACCACCCTGATGGGTGCCATGGTGCACGTCGAGAAAGCCAGCCTCTCCATCACCGACAACAGCGCCGTTGCCCAAACCCGAGGCATTCCTGATGGCTATGTGGATGGCGACGTGACCGCCGAGTGTGAATTTGAGCTCGACACCAAGAACTTCAAACTGCTGATCGGGGCTGCCAAACGAGCAGGCAGTTGGCGCGGGATGGAGCCGGACGATGTGCTGTTCTACGCCAACACCGGCGGCGATGAAATCAAGGTAG